TCTTTTAAAAAACAAAAAAGAAAACCACAAAATACAATAGGAGAGATTAATATAAAAGAAATTCACCCGTTAACAGAAAATCAAAGAAAAGTATTTTCAGCATACGATGACGGGAAGAATATTTTATCAATTGGTTCTGCTGGAACTGGTAAATCGTTTCTGTTCTTTTATTTAACTCTTTTTGATTTACTTTTTAGTAATAGATATAGTAAGATTATAATTTTCAGATCAGCTGTTCCTACTAGGAACATTGGTTTCTTACCAGGTAATGAAGATGAAAAAATGTCTGCATATACTTTAGCATATAAAGGTATTTGTTCTGAATTACTTGAAAGAGGAGATGGATTCGAACTCCTCAAGAAAAAAGATATGATTGAATTTCAATCAACCAGTTTTGTCAGAGGAACAACCTTTGATAACTGTCTAATTATTGTTGAAGAAATTCAAGACATGAATTTACACGAAATATCTACCCTTATAACCAGATGCGGTAAAAATACTAGAATCTTTTTATGCGGAGATATCAAACAAACCGACCTAGATCCAAGAAGGGAAGTTAGCGGTATTCAAGATTTTATTAGAATCGCTGATAATATGGATTCTTTTGAAATTGTTGAGTTTGGTATTGAAGATATTGTTAGATCAGGATTAGTTCGTGAATATTTGGTAGCCAAAGAAAACTTAGGATTATAATGCAAAAACGAGAAAGTACGGTGGATGAGTTTTATTACTTTCCAACATTAATATACAGAACACACGTTCCAGAATTTCTAGATTCCGTTAAATTAGTTTCTGAAGAATATGTTAACATTGTTAAAAATGAAGTTGAGTTAGATGAGATTTATCCATCGTACATGTCTTCATCTTTTCAAAATGATGATCGTATAAGCGATTTTAGCTCATATGTCATACAGCTTGCTTGGAATGTCTTAGATAGTCAAGGATATGACGTTTCTAATTCTACAACATTATATGAATCAATGTGGTTACAAGAACACCATAAACATTCTTTAATGGAACAACATTCCCACGGAAACGGCGCTCAAATAGTAGGGTTTTATTTTTTAGAAACGCCAGAAAATTGTTCTAAAGTAGTTTTCCACGACCCAAGACCAGCTAAAGTTCAAATAAATCTTCCTGAGAAAGATTATAGCGATGCAACAACTGCTAGTCAAATGATAAATTTCGAACCAAAGCCAGGTGATTTGTTTTTTACAAATGCTTGGTTAAATCACTCGTTTAGCAGACACGCTTCTGAAAAACCATTAAAATTTGTTCATTTTAATATATACGTTGCACAATTACCAAACTATTCGAAACAACAGGATTGTGACGTTGAAGTAGTATGAAGAAATACAGGATACGATTCAATAAAACTAGGGGACAAAACGGAAGAGGGACATTAGAGCATGTCTGGAGAGTTTTTGATGATAAAAAGGAATATATAGTAAAACACGTTGAAATAAATGTCTCTTCATTTGGCGAACAAGAAGGTGAAGATTGGAATATTGCGTGTTATGGTGCGTTACGAATAGATAAAGAAAATTCTACAGCAATTATAGATAAAGATGACTCAATTTAATCATTGTCCTCCTGTAACGTTACGAGAACTCACTACAGAGTCAATTAACGGTAAACGACATTATGTAACTGATAAAGGAAAATACGTTTCTATAACGACTATGCTTGGTGAATTCAAGAAAAAATCGATATGGGAATGGAGACAACGAGTAGGTAATGAAGAAGCGAATAGAATTTCATCAACTGCTTCGTCAAGAGGTACTAAAGTACATACATTATGTGAAACTTATCTCAATAATAAAGAAGTAACTACAAAATCTGCTTTTCCAGACGCAATAGCTGCTTTCTTTTCTATAAAACACATTCTGCATAACATAAACAACATACATTTTTTAGAATGTGCTTTATATTCAAATCAATTGATGGTTGCTGGAAGGTGTGATTGTATTGGTGAATATGATGGTGTTTTATCAGTAATAGATTTTAAAACATCATTAAGAGAAAAAGAAGAAGAATGGATTGAGGATTATTTTATTCAAGCAACGTTTTATGCTGCTGCATATTATGAATTGACTGGGATAAAGATTTCTCAGGTTGTTATTATCATTGCTGTTGATGATGGAAATCCTCAAGTATTTGTTAAACAAACGAAAGATTATATTAAACCTTTGATTTCTAAGGTAAATTATTATAGGGAAAATTATGCGTAAATTATTTTTATTGTTTATTCTTTCGGTAAATGTGTATTCATTTGAATTACCGAATAAAGAAGTAACTTCAGGCGATTATGATACATTATTAGATAAGAAAACTCTTTGCGTACCAAACTACACATCAGGTAAAGATGAAGATGGAAATAATGTCCGCCATGTACCTCAGAAAATTAAGAATATTGTTTTCCAAGAATATGGAATTCTTAAAGAAGACAGATCGAATTATGTTATTGATCATTTAGTCAATCTTTCTAATGGTGGATTGAATAATTTATATAATCTATGGCCACAACCAAAAGAAGAAGGTCATAAGAAAGATAGATTAGAAAATAAACTACATAAAATGGTTTGTAATGGCGAGATATCTTTGAAAGAAGCTCAAGAAGCTATTAAGGATAATTGGGTTGTTGCTTATTCCAAATATGTAGAAGAAGAATAATTCTTTACTTTTCTAATATTAGGATTTAAACTTATATAAATAGAAAACCGACTTATAAAATAAGTCTATTAGAATACTTTTCAAAGTAAAAGTAATCTTTTCATCAAATAGTAAAGCGTCAATTTGACGCTCCAATAGGAGAAATAAAGATGAAATTATTATCAATAATTGTTATGTTTTTGGTGCTCAGTTTTTCGGTAGCTGCGGAACAAGTAGGAACTGCTTCTTGGTATGGCGGAAAATTCCATGGAAGAAAGACTGCATCAGGACAAATCTTTAATACGCATAAATTAACTGCTGCGCATAAAACGCTAAAGCTTGGATCTAAAATTAAAGTTACTAATCTACATAATCATAGATCAGTGATTGTATTAATTAACGACCGTGGTCCATTTGTCAGAGGAAGGATTATCGATCTTTCTTATGCTGCCAAAGAAGCTTTAGATATGGGCGGTACTGCTAAAGTCTCAATAAAGGTGTTAGATTAGATTATGAAAAAGAAATTGACAAAACCTAAACTTGAAGAAATGGAAAAGTTCTCAAGGAATATACTAGAAATAGTTGAACGCGATAAATTGGAATATATCGAAGCGATAACGGAATACTCCGAATCAATTGGATTAGAGATTGATGTTGCTGCTAGTCTTATAACTCCATATCTAAAAGATAAGATATCTGAAGAAGCAAGAAAGAATAATCTTATTGAGAAAATGCCAGTAATATTGTTTTAATTATGTCCCCGCTTGACTCTGGAAATATGTACAATTCGTTAAAGTTACATTTTAACGATGATAAGTATGATTATTTTAAATATAACGGAAAAACCAGAATCCGTATGATTCCATCGAATCATTTGGAGATTTTTGGTATACTTAATACCAAGTATAAAGAGAATCTGCAAAACTTTTATATTTCAAATTTCCTTATTAATTCTAAAGTTTGGATAGGTGATTTATTATCTGAAGAATGTGATGGGATATACAAAGAATGGAATAAACGAAATAATAATTTGACTTATATCTATAAGAACAATATTATAGCGTTAATGGGTGAAGTGTCAGATGTTAATGACCTAATACTTGTTAAAGATGATTATCCTTTATTATTAAAAAGGGTTTTCCAGGAAAAGATTTCTTTAGAGACTTTGTTAATAACAAACTCAATAATCAAGTTTTTTCCAATTTGGAATAGAGATATCAAGGAAGATATCATTTGGCCTCAATTCAAGAAGAAATGTATTAAGTATTTCCCGTTCCTATCATTCGATAAAGATAGGATGACGGAGATTCTTAAAATAGAGGTAAAAAGAGCGTATAAATAGTAATATATTATGCGTTTGCGGATAAGTTGTTAAAATT